AGTATATGCGTCTTCAACATCAATAGAGAATACACCCGTAGTTGAGTTGTAAGATAAATCTCCACTTGCACTTACCGCACCCCTTGCGCGAGCTGTAGTATGATATTGATTAGTTGAACCTTCCGCTAAATCGTCTGTATCATGATTAGATATATCTGAAGTTTGACCTGTAACATTACCTGTTACGTTACCTGTGAGATTACCTTCAAAGGTTCCTGCCACGAATGTTTCTGAACCTACTGTCCACTTGTCAATAGTCTCGTTCCATATCAAAGTCTTATTAGTTGCGTCACCACGTTCAACTTCTATACCGCCATTCTCGGTTGGACTTCCTGTAGCGTTTGAGTTAACCACAATTACATTATCTGCGAGTAATAATGTTTCGGTATTGACAGTAGTTTGTGTTCCTGATACAGTAAGATTACCTGATATGATCATATCATTAAAGGTAACGTCTGAAGTGGTCGCAACAGGTTGCCCTATGGATATTACTCCATTATTATAAGTAACCCCTGTTCCCCCTGAGAACATTCCCTTTACATTAGCAGAGTCAATATTCAACTCACCACTACTTATGTTTAAACCTTTGTTTGCGGTTATATGTGCGCGAACTTCTGCGGCACTTGGTCCAGTATAAGTGAATGCCCCTGTTCCAGAGTTATATGTAAATGACCCATCACCTCCACCATCAACGGCAGAAACGTGTGCGCGTGCTTCACTTGCACTTGGTCCAGTATATGTTACTACACCTGTACTATTATTGTACGCAAGAGAACCATCTCCTCCTGCATCTGTTACGGATATAGAACCTCTTGACCTTGCGTCAGTATAATATAAGTTACTTCCTTCGGGGAGTTGTCCTGTATTCGCAAGTCCAAGGTCGCTATCAAAGTTTGCTTTAGTATATACATTCTCGACATCGAAAGAGAACTGACCTGTTGAAGAGTTATATGAGAGGTCACCGCTTGCAGATAATATACCACGTATAGTTCCTGTCGTTGCTGAATCTAGTGAAGTAACATCTGTTAATGCAGCGTTCGTACCAAAGGTAAACGTGTTAGCGGCACTATCGAAAACGATAGACATGTTATTACCTGTAGCAAAGTTAGTGGTTTCCCACTTACCCCCTAATGCCTGATACGCAAGTATAGAACCAGAAGTCTTTCCTGTAATATCTGTACCACCTAAGTTACTGATATCAAAAGCACCCGCAGTAACTCTTTTTACAGGAGTTCCTACTTTGAGTGTCTTTACTCTAACTGTAGTATCCTTATAGACAACAGCATTTATTTTAATCTTTGGGTCTCGGTATATAACTGAAGGCATATTTAATCTATCTTGTTACTGAGGGTGAAACTTCTACTTCTCCTTGGAGTATTCTTTCAATAATAGTATTATTATTTTCGTCTACAAAGGAAAGTTCTACGTCATACACATAACGACCTCTTGTTTCAAGGGCATCTGTGACTGCGTTAGTTAGGGATAATGTTACGATACCATCAGTTGGAGGTGTCGCAATAACTGAGTTGAAAGATACTGTGGCAGGGTCTCCTGCTGAGTCAGCATATCTTCTTTTCATTTTTGAGGTAACTGTTTTATTTGTTAAGTTATAAACACTACCACTATCGTGAACGAGATGGATTTCTATCGCGACGTCTGTGCCTTGGTTTATTACAATATCTTCGTGTGATACTAGTGCCATTTTCTAATTCCGTTTTACTTAATCGTTACATCTATTTATATGTTTTTGTAACCCTATAATTGGGAAATAAAAATATATTTTATGCTTGACTTTTATACGAAATTATAGTATACTTAAAGTACTCTTTAGGGAGGGTTGGATATACATATATTTTTTACACTACACGTGTATATATATGTTTTATGCAGTTCTTACATATAATGTATATGTTGTTATACTAGTAGTACCGCTTTTAATTTCATCTGTTTGTGCTGTATCCGTTTCTGTAAACTCATACCATTGACTTCCGGAGGGAGCGCCACTCACTGCATTTCCCCTAGTATATGTTTTACCATTAGAGGTTCCGCTGATAGTTGTATCGCTCGTATTTGCTGGACCAGCAGAAGCAACAACCGAACCACCAACTTTTACAGATATTCCGTCAGTAAAAAAATCTTGTGGATTACTTGTAGTAGTTTGCCAATGATTACTAGAATTTATATTCGTGTATAATGTTGTTGTATTTTCTTCTTCTACTATATTTCTTGTATCAACCGCACTTCCTTTTGCTACCCAAGTACCTGTCTCAGACGGAGGAGAAGTTCTAATTAGATATGAACCAATAGGTTTAGCACTACTTGTTATTGTAGAAAGATATCTATCAAGACATGCCTTTACGGTCTCTCTTCTATGAGCATCTGACATTACTATGAGACCTTTATAAGTCCCTGTCTTTGCGTTAAAGGGTGAAGAAGTTCCTCTTGCAACCGCCATCAAATTAATCGCGGATGGGACACCTGTAGTCATGCTTGTTCTTTGATATAAATTATAAACTGTTGATGTATCATCTGCCCTAGTATCAGTCATAACATTTGCAACCGCAATATCATAATCACCACTTGGCGCTGTTGTACCTAATTGAAAAGTTCCTGGATAGTTTCCCGCGTATATAATTTTAGCAAGTTCTTCTCCGAGTTCTAATTGGTCGGTATCATTAAACTCTTGTATTCTTGTTCGATTACTTACTTGGTGTTGATATAAAGGATGACGGAAATTAGAGGGTTCACTATATGTAGCATCTTGTTGATATACAATTGTGTCTGTTGTTGTAATAGCAAGGTCGCCTGAACCATCAGTTCCTTGATCACCTACGTCACCTGATTCACGACCTGTGTTAGTGAACGTCCCGATACTCAAATCAGTACCACCTTGATTTGTTTTACCAAGTGAACCAAGTACTGATTCACTATAAGTTCCTGAAGCAGTCTCTAACTCTAACCCCGCAAGATATGCGAGGTATTTATATTCATTATCTACACCAGTAGTTGTTATCTCCTGAATATCAGGTTCACCTACGGTTTTTTGTTTTAATGGTGTTTTAGGCATAAACTAATCCTAGTTCAACTGTGTTCCTGCAGCATTAAACACTAATGGAACAGATGCCGCAGTAGCATAGTATGCACTACTTTGACCATCGAGTAAGTCAGCATCTAACCCAGAACCTGCACCATCAACAGTTTTAATTGCGGCCAGTAACTGAGCAGGAGTTTCATAAACGTTTACTTCAGCACCTGCTGTAATACCATCTAATTTATTTTTTAAGGTAGTTGTAAAGTTATTATCAGTTGGAGTATCAAGTACGAAATTTATATCGCCAGTAGTATCTTGATAAGTTACTGTAATTCCAGTTTCAGTACCACCCAACATTCCACCAACTATATCTTGTACTTGTTCATTAGATAATTGTGTATTAGTATCTGTTGATGTGATTGTGATTGTACTTGCGTCTGTTCTTGAAACAGCTGTTCCGCCAGCACCTACAAATTTTACATCATCTGTTGTTGACCCGGAGTGACCTGTTCCACTTAATCTTAGTTTTATACCACTCGATGATACGACTGAAGTTGAGTATTGATTTTGTGTGTTTGTGTCTGTGTCTGCAACCCAAGGCACGTTGACATACATTTTACCCGATGATAACTCAACTGGATAATTCCGATTCGCACCATCTAACGTATAACCAATTTTAACAAGACCTAGTGCAGAAGAAGTTGCGGTTGAATAAGTAGTATTAGTATCTGTAGAACTAATTACTCCACTTCCTGAAATACTTATATTAGTTCCTGCTGATATTTGACTTAGTGTTACATCAGCACCTGAATCAATACCACTTAACTTAGTGGTGTTAGCAAGAGTTTCTGTATGAAGTTCATTGATTGCACCTACAACATCTGAATCTTCACTTGTTAGCATTTGAGTAAGTGTACCTATTATGGTATTGTTTGCTGATGCACCGCTAGAATTAATTTGATTTATGTCGCCTTGTAGTTCATTAATTGCTGCAACTAAATTAGTTCTATCAACAGTAATATCAGAACTTAAACTACCAAGTGTACCTATAGCAGTAGAGTTTGCGGATACAGCAGTTACTGTACCATAATATGAACCATGTTGTCCATCTAACAAGTCAGCATCTAATCCTGAAGTTGTACCATCAACGGTTTTAATTAAAGTTAGTGTAGCAGAAGCAGTTCTATTTACTTCAGCACCTGCGGCAACACCGTCTAGTTTAGTTTCTTGCGCATTTGTCATAAACCTTTTATTCGATGCATCTGTCATGTTCGCAGTACTGAATGTAGGTGACGCGCCAGATATAACAGATTGGTCTAGTGCTTTTACGGCAGCACTGTCTGCTAACTCTGAGTCCATCAAAGCGCCTGCTAAAGTTACATTAGCAGTATCGGTTACGTCAGCATTTGTTTCTACAGTATCTAACTTGGTTTCCTGCGCATCAGTCATAAACCTTTTATTGGTTGCATCTGTAAAGTTTGCAGTTCCAAAAGTAGGTGATGCTCCTGAGATAACAGATTGATTTAATGCCTTTACAGAAGCGCTGTCTACTAACTCTGAATCCATCAGCGCACCAGCAGCAGTTACATTAGCAGTATCGGTTACGTCAGCATTCGTTTCTACAGTATCTAACTTAGTACCATCTACAGAAACATCTCTTCCGTCCACAGTACCTGCTATAGTTATGTCACCGCCCATAGTGACATCCGCATTAGCAAAGGTTATTGCGGCAGTACCTCCACTTTTGATTACTGAAGTAGCACCAAGTTCTACGTCATTTGGAATTGAAACACCCCCAGCAGTCGTAGCAAGTCTACTTATGGCATCATGATATAAATTTACTGCGCCATTATAAGTGAAAGACGCCATATTTTCGTCAGCAGATTTTGCTTTTATATATATTGAGTCGCCCTTGATTATTGAGTTAGTGGCATCGTGTAAAAGTATTAAATCTCCACCTGTACCAACTTGTATTTCTTTATTATCTAATAGAGTTAGGTCTCCTGTTAACGCAGTAGTTGCGGCATCAAGTGATATAGTACCGCTTGCATCGATTGTAAATGCTCCGGAGGTAACATTAAATGCGTTTGTACCCGCAGATATTTCATGTGTAGATGCATCGAAGACGTCTTCTATTGAATTAATTGCTCCAACAATACTGGTTTTAACAGCAGTAGTTAAAGCTCCAGTTGCTCCTAAACCTGAAGAAACTGTATTGAATTTAGTTACTAAATCCGAGAAGGTATTTGTAATAATAAGTTGTGGTTCTTGTGAATACTCTGCCATTATAGTTTCTCTATTATTGTGTTTAAGAGTTGTTTCATCTCAGAGACATCTGTCTTAAGCTGTTCGAACTCCATTTCCTTTTGTTTTCTTTTTAGTTTTCTATCTCGTGCGGTTTGTATTTCTTCTTTATTTATATTAACTATCCCGCCCGTTCTTCTGTTACGGGCAAGACCTACTCCATTTTCAACACGTATTAAGTTTGAACTCATTATACTGCCATTGCTATTGACCTAAAGTCTTTAAATACAGGAGGGGCACAGGAATTATTACTTGTCATAACAATTTTATATTGATATTGAGTAAACTCTTCAATATCTCCACCTTGACCACCTATCAGATATCTATACTCACGGAAGTTTTTATCGTCTGTAGGGATAACCTGTTCTCTTGGCTCTAATGTCCAATCTATATCAAGAATATTTTCACCATCCTGTGCAGTTCTCCAATATAATTCGAAGTCAGCACCCTTCGGTCTTAATGCCGATACAATAACTTTTAAACCAACAGAAGTATCTTCAAGTACTTGAACTGAAGATATATGTTTCGCAAGAGAGGAACCACCTGAGGATTTAGTCTCTGGAACATAATTTAACGGAACATTAAATCCTAGATGTTCCGATGGTGAGCCTGATATTTGTCTATCGATAAGATTACTTATAGTAGTTAATGAAGACCTTTGGCCATCTATGATTGGTGATACGTTTGAATTAGTTGTCGATAACTTGATATTAAACGTTGTCGAACGCTCTCCAGCCCCAAGTTCTGATGTTTCTTTAGCTTCATTAGCAATTAATTTCGGAGAATCAAAATAGTTTTCTTCGCCTATTATAATATCAGAACTAAACGAACTAGATTTTGTATATGGTTCTTCAGAACCTGCGAAAGACACGCCTGACATAAATTTAACACTACAAACTATATTAGTGTCGTCTGGTAGTATTGTTGTGAAATTTGGAACACAACCATCAAATGGTATTTGTCTATCAGTAACCATAGTGGAACCGCCAAATCTACCTGAAGATGTCGCGGCACTATCAGCATTAAATTTAATTCCAAAACCATCTGATACAGTAATAACTTTACTGCCCATTATAGATGAACCTAATATTCCGTTATATACTGTATCAGAATCAAGACCTGATATATTTATTGACTCAGCTATATTAGCTGGAGCATCACCTTTAATATATCCGTGGTTTGGATTATACATAGTGATTGTATTACTTCCTGATTCAGAATATAAAGCATTAGGTATTAATAATTCTTTTGGAGCATCACCATTTTCGAATACAGCATTACCGCCCGCAGTATCAAATATTGCTTGATGAATTACAAACATTAAATCTTTTGTTTGGTCTGGTTCCCATGTAGAACCATTCTGAGACTTAAATAATGACCCCATAGCAGGTTGTCTATTAATACGTTTTTCTGTTGAACCTAACTCAAACTCATATGTTTCTGCGACATATGCTTCGTAGTTGGTTGACTCAGCAAGAAGAACAATAGCATATTCTGTATCTGGGTTTAGGAAGATAGGTTCATCAAACTCAAAGGTTGTTGGCGCAGCAAGTACGTCAGTTGAAGTCTGTCCTGCTGGTAACGCAACAGCAGAAGCTGAAACAAACTTAACAGCATTAGAAATAATATCTGTTGAAGAAGGATGCCCATTTATCATAGGTCTAATTTCTAATGCAACAGCGATTGAATCGTCTTTAGTTTTAAAGAAACAATCTATCTTAGTAACGTATATACCTGAACCTGTTGGGACACGGAAAGACTGAGCAAGAGGGTCTCTATGCGTTGCTGGTTGTGTCCTAGTCCTTATCATTGGTCTAATTATAGTTGTACGAGTTGACGTTACAGTCTGTTGACGGGTTTCTAAAGTTCCTTGCGCGATATAATTGAATCTAGCAGAACTTGTAGCAAGAGTATCATCGTTTTGACTAATATCAAGAAGTTTAAACTCACGAGTACCAGCGCGGAACCTAATCCCAACATCCTTGTTTGTATCAACAGGAAGTGGGTCTCCATTTTCATCTCTTGGAACAGGGTTACAAGGAATAAAGAATGAACCTTCTATTTTACCGTCAACATCTGAAACTAAATTTGTTGACCCATTCGGGTGTGATGTTTTGTCTCTATTTAATTTATGATCAACTCCATCAATTAACTTTCTTGCTTCAGCAGTAAGAGCAGACATTCTTATGAATGGCTCAGTCGCATGTTGTCTTACAAAAGCATTTACTTGTGTATTATCAAAGAATGGGAAGTATCTTGTATTCGGTCTTAGACCTTCTGCCTTGAAGAATACTTTTCTTGAACGAATAAAGGGTAAGAATGTCAAGGATACTTGTCTATCCCCTGTAACTTCACGGATTGTTTGAGTGCTTATAACAATACGAGGAGAGAAAGGTAAAGAAAAGTCTTGCGCTCTTCTAGATGTTTGCATAGCAACATTACCAATACTACCAAGGAAACCGCCACCATTTCTAATAGTTGGTGGAGGTGTTATAGGACTTCCGTTCCAGTTCCAAGTTCTTGTTCCGTTAAACCCATTAAATAGATTTTGTACATATGGCCCATACCCTATTATTGGAAGAAAGTTTTGAGTAGAACTTCTCATAGGATAAACTCTGCCACCATCGTTAAGGTCGCCTAAATCATCTATCGCTGTTTCTTCAATAACATTTTCTGGAAGGAATACTGTGTCTTGCCACTCATCAGAGGCAGGAGACATTGTAATATTACCTATTCCTGTAAGTACTGCGAATGGATTTACGTTTTCTGAACCCGAAACTAGTTTCTGAGATATAGCTGAGTCTTCACTATATTTTATATAAACAGTATCGCCTTTTAATATAGTGTTTGTAGATTTATCGGAATCATACACTAAAGAAATATTATTATCATATTGTTGCGGTAATAATACTCCTAATGACGGGTCAATCGCAGAACGATTGTTAGGATTTTGGCCATCAATAAATGCTCTGTTTTTAAAGTTATCTACAAAGAAACCTGACTTACTACGTGGATTGCCCGCAGAATCTAATACAAGTATAGATGATGTATCAACTTCTAATAAAGATAATGACGTAACTTCTTCAAGTTTATCTATTCTCTTTTCTAAATTAGATATATCTCTCATAGTAAATCGTTTTGATTCTATTGGAGTTACAGAAGTATCTTTCGAATTTAATCCATATCCATTATGATTTAAATTAAATAACTCTAAAGAATTTTCTGGAGCAGAAGGAATTTGAGTATTAAATCCTGGCTCACCCTGAACCAATTTAACATCTCCTTGAGTTGTTATAAACACTTTATCTGCTCTTGGTAGATAGTATTCTATATCAGCTTGGAAAGCGTCACCATTCGTTGGTAATTCATTTATTGCTACTCCTGAACCTACGAATAAACCATCTGAGTCAACCGAAGAACGGAAGTCGATAACGTCACGTAGATTAATAGAGCTTCTATTATTTGGTTTAAAGTCTGGTATACCCTCATATGGAACCGTAGAAGCTGTTCCGTATGAATTAACTGAGAAGAAATCTCCAGAACCGTGAGTAAAGTGTCTAAACTTCACAAAAACATCTCCGGAAGGAGCAGTAGTTCCGTCGTTAACAATAAGTCTTGCATTTGCGTAATGACTTGCTCTTTGACCGTTATCAATAGTAAATCTTGAGCTCAAATCTATACCATCTGAATCTGTTTGTTTTATGACACTTACATCATATAAGTCTGTTGCATGTAAATCTATGAAAGAAGCGTTACCAACCGTTGTGATTGAAGCTGTTTTAGTTATTACTGAACTAAGAGACTTTTGTCTAGGCGAAGGTGTTCCTTTGTTTACCTTTACATATAGTGTTAGAGCTGTATTCGGTAATCCCGCGAAGGTTAAGTTAGCAGTTCCTGTGCCTGAAATACTTGATGGCGTTACTACAACTCCAGTATCGACGCGTGTTATTAAAATCTGACCTGTATTAACAAAAGTTTCGCCGCTAGTAGTTAAACCAATAGTAAGCGCCCCTCCGGATGGAGTGCCTGTAATAATCCTTTGAACTTCAAAACTTGGGTCTGTTACTATTCTTGGGCGTGGGTTGTTTGTTGGATATACAAGATTTACTTTATTAGTTTCTTTTAATATTGATTTTGCTGGACTACCTTCTTGTAAAATAAGAGCAAAATTGCTAGTGTTTAATCCGATTGTTTTAACATTTCTTAATGATTGTCCACTATTCATTTTAATATCAAATAGATACACTTTGAAATTGCTTCCATCTTTTTCTACATATCTTACTTTAGCAGTACCTATAACATTACCGCTTGGGTCAGTTGTAGATGTAGATAAGTTAACAATTTCAAAGGTTGCTATATTTAATTTACCTTTTAACGAAGAGCATATAAAATATGAACCATAAGTTAAACCAACGGTATTATTTTGAATAGTAGTAGTTGTTCTTGGTTTCGGGACTATTAATGAAATCGGTCTATCATTAGTCGCACGATATCCGTTTACATATGCTATGCCGCTTGAAATATTAATTAATGTATTTGTTCCACTATCTGATAATGAAGCATTAAATTTCTTAGCGATATAATTACCTGACTCCTCTTTCGTTCTTTCGGCAAGGAGGTCGGTTATTTTATTGTAATCATCTGTACCTGATGCTTGATCAACTATTTCTCCATTTACAACATGACAATAGAAAACGAAATTTTCGTCTGCAGCGATTTGGTCTTGTGTTGTAAGAGTTAGTTTGATACGGTATCTATCTGCTCCTGGAGAAGTTACGTTCGGTGTAACTCCCTGATTATCAAATAATGCAGTATCGTCAGAAGTAGTAACAATATCTTCTGTTATTTTAAAACCAACAATTTTAGTAGCATTGTTTGTGTACTTAGAAAGTATTAAACCTTGAGGATTAACGAAAACAAAGTGACCTCTTACAAAGAAATCTCCTCCATCATTATGTATTTTAGAACCTACTCCTGTAGAAGGGTTTACTGCTGTATTAGTTGTTTGTACTTGAAGGGTTGTACTACCGTTACTTATACTCTCGCCCGAATTAAATTTTACAGCTGTTGTTCCTACCGAACCACCTGAAGTGTTTGTGTACTGAACATAAAGTGTTGCAGGGTCTGTATCGGTAGCAGCAACAACTTCTAATACCCTTGCTTTAACTGTTGAAGCAGCACCTGTAAATTCTGTACCAACTAGAGTTGTGAGGTCTGTAGGCAATACGCTTCCACTCGTAAGTTTAACAAACCTATAATCGTTATTAATACTTGGTCCGCCAGGATTTACGGCAGCACCATCTTTAAATATATTACGACCAAACCTTGCAATCTCCTCTTGGATAATTGTTTGCATCTGAGTGAGTTCGCGTGCCTGTAACGCGCGACCACTATTGAAAAGAATGCGATGATAGTTATCACTATCTTTAAAATCGTCTTTGTATGTTGACGAAAAGACATTTGAAGTAAACGTGGTTGGCATTATTCTATTATCCTAAAGTTGTATGACTATTTTAATATCTTCTGTTTGGTCTGAGGCACGTGTTACTGCCGCCCTATTATCTATATATAGTAAATCTCCAGTAAGAGTTTCTACCTCTGGCAACACAAGAGATGAAGAACCATGAAGAATCCCTTCACCAGTACCGTCTGTTTCTTCAACGGTTTCTCCATTCGTAAAGTTTCCGTATCCTGTTTCGTCGTTTTGATGATACCAAACGTTTGTACCATCAACCTTATCAATAATACCTTTTATACCAGAGCTAAGACCTATTATATTTTTATCTGGAGTAAATGCATCATCTCCACTTGCTCCAGAAGAGAAAACTAATTGTTTCAGAGCAATACCTGTTGCTGATGTAAATAAGGTTCCTGCCGAACTATCTAATATATTTCTAAACAACCCTACTTGACGGAAATCGTTTCCTACTACAAAATCATTACTTTCTGTTCCTGCAGGTTTAACCCCCAACATAATATTAGATGAAAGTAGGTCTTGTCTTGGGTCTGAACCAGCACCGTTTTTAGGAGCAAATATAGGTCTTATCTTAGCAGGTTTTGTTGGCGAACCGCCTGACTGCGTTACAATTGCATTCGTATATCCTGAACCTAAACATAGTGTTGAGGCACTATCCTGAACATCGACTTTAGAAACAGAAGTTCCAGATAGTGCAGCAACTGCTTTCGCTTTTGTACCATCACCAACAATCGTTAATGTTGGAGTAGAGGTATATCCTTCGCCACCAGAGTCAAGAGCATAACCTATTATCTCTCCGTCAACTGCTGCGGTTTGTACTGCGAGTTGTTCCGTATCTGATGCCTGAGTTCCTGAACCAATTTGTTTCTTAACAGGTATAAAGTTAGCTGCCATAAATTTACTAGCGTCTAATGCAGAGATAGAATATAAAAACTTCCATCCATAATCGTCTGAAGTAATAAACGTTGTACCGCTTGTATTACCAGAAGGTTGTATTGTAGAATCTAAAGGGTCTCCCTGAGCGTTTTTTGCTTGTTGAACGCATATATAAACTTGGTTATTATCATTCATTACATAATAAGGAAAGTCTGGATATGCTGATGTTTTATCGCTATATGCAGAATATGTTGTACCCGAACTCCAATTGTATCTTGGAACAACAAACGATATATCTGAAACTTTCTTAACGGACTGAAGTGAATTTCTAAATAATCTTGCTTCAACATCATGGTTTTCTACAGCCGGAGCAGTGTCTGTTGCGTTCCAATCATCTGACCTACCAATACCAATATAGTATTTATTAGATGCTGAATCATTAAAGTCGTTCAATAATAATTGAATCATTTCTCTTTTAAATTTACTTGTTACTATTGCCATTTTATGCTACCGTTCCACCATAAGTTGATTGTATTTGCCAGTGATTTCCGTCCCACAATAATGTTGCGGTCTTGTGTTGTGCTAATGCGATTGATGCCCCAAATCCAAAATTAGAACTAACCTGAGTTGTTGTTGCCGCGCCTGAACCTTTATTTGTAAGTATTTTTAGTTGTCCTACAACTGTTCCGTTCGCAAGTGTTGCGGCAAGAGGAGAACCTTTATTAAATACTGTTGTTGTCTTAACAAGAGATACCTCACCATCTCCCCCTTGTGTTATAGATTCAAATGCGAAACCCGATGCTATTGTAACAAGTCCTGTACCTTTACCCGCAATATTAAGTCCAACATTAGTTGAACCTGTTGATTCTAGTATAGGATTATCCGTTGCTATTGTACTTGTTATTTTTAAATTATTTACTATAGTTCCTGACAGAACAGGAATAGTTAATATTGTATTACCACTTCCATCGTTTATACTTGTTGAAATATCAGGAGAACTCATAACAGGAGCTGTAAGTGTTTTATTAGTAAGTGTATCTGTTGTTGTTCTAGCAACTAATGTATCTGTTGTTGCAGGTAATGTTATTGTTACGTCTGCGGTTGAAGCAGGGCCAATCAGTGTTGCCTTGTTTGTACCATTATTAGTACCTTCTAAAAATTCTATCTTACCCGCAGTAGTTGCAGTAGGACTTAATATAGGGTTTGTTAAAGTCTTATTAGTGAGAGTGTTAGTCGAAGTATCTAAAACCACATTACCTGATGCGTCTGGAAGAGTAAGTGTTCTATCTGCGGTTGGGTCTGTAGGAACAAGAAATGTCTGGTTGTTATTAACAGAAGAACCTTCAAAGATAATACCTTTAGTTATCGCGTCGAGTGAAACTTTTGATGAAAGAGTATCTCCTCCTAATATAGCATAGAGCTCATCAAAATTTGCTTGAATCTTTGCTGCACCCTGACGAAGAGTATCACCCGTACCGTCGTTTGCGGCAGTTCCTTTATTTAATGTTTGTTTAGTCATTAATATATCCTAATTCTTTATTCTATTTATATACTTTTTTAACTCAAATGACCGAGATTTGATAAATATTCGTCTGAATCTGCGCTATAAAATACGTGTCTTCCTTGGTCTAATGTCTCGAATGAGAAGTCGTTAGAGAAGTCCATACCATTTGTTCCAACTTGGTCTGAATCATCAAACGTTGGTGATGATGCAAGCTGTGCTTCGCGTAAACTACTGTATTGATTATTCATATCTTGTAATGATATTGTGCTGCTATTATTTAAACGTAAGTTAACTATCTCTGGTCGTATCCTACTAAATATTCCGTCTGAGTCAACATTAACATCATCTACAAGTGACGTATTATCAATCGTAGCGAATGTAGCAAATGATGCCTGACTGTGTACAGCTAATGGCGGTGGCGGTTCAATCAGTACATCTTCCGCAGAAATAATTTCTGTTGCGGAACTTATTATCTGTACTTGCGAACCTAAAAATGTTCCAGCAGGATGAACAAAAAGTTTGTATACATCTTTCCATTTACTTTGTGCTAGGTCTGTCTTAATAAGTATAGCATGTTTCTGATATAACTTATTATTAGTTATAAACTTTTGACTTTCTGCCCCTATATTATCGCCCACATTAAAAACATTATTTTTGGTGTATATAACTTCAGGGTCTACTCCAAAAAACGTTCTAAAGAACTGTTGTATAGAATACTTAGTACCCTTTGACCTAAACAATACATTAGAGTATTTTGATGACGCACGTTTATCCTGAAACCCTTCGAAGAAAGATTGACCCAACAACAACTCGTCTTCAATGAACGCGAGTAAGGATAGGTCGGTCTGTGTTATATCTCTACTTTTATATAACTCATCAATAAGTCTGGAGGGCGATTCTGAAGATTCCTCAAATTCATAGTATTGATCAAGAAGTGTAATTAACTTTGGATATTCTTCACGAAAAAACTCTGGTAAAATTTCTTTAACATGATACTTCCTTACAGAAAGTTCTCTTCTGTCTAAATCTTCTAGTGTTATATCACCAACTGAAGACATTAGTTAGTAACTCCAGAAACAACATCAACTATTGAAGTGAATGATTTAGCGCTATCATACTCAATAATATCTTGTCTGAGGGGAGATATAGCACTTTGGTTAGCGGGAGTTACACTTAACTTAATAAAGTTATCTGAACCTATAAACGCATCAACTTGAAGTCCAACAATATTTACTACATCATTAGAATAATCTCCGGAGTTATCAACAATTACAATCTTTTGAACCGTATCAAATATTTCTAATTTATTTGTCTTTAGTCTATTCCTTATTATACAAGGATTACCTCTAAAGCTAAATGGACTAGACGTAATTCTATAAAGCAAGTCATCATTATCAGCAATAGGAGCTGCATACCTTATCTTATGATTTTGTATAGCTGTAAGCGTAGGAGTAAATCTTCTTTGCATCTTTATTTCTTGACGTGAAGAAAGAACAGCTGAACTTGACTCATCAATTAATGTAAGTAGATTTGATTTTCTAAACGATTGACCAAACTTGCCTGTTATTCCCGCAAAGTAATTATCTATTACTTGATTTACGTTACTTTGAATTGTATTTCTTGATAGTGTTGTTAGGTTTTCACTAAACTGAAAAAACGTTGTTGTTTCTATAAATGTTTTTATAGGGTCTTGAAACTTAACATCAAATGATGCTACAGATAATTGTTCAGATAGTTGTAGTATTTCATTTTTTATTCTTGTTTGGGTCGGTACATCGTCTGTATCAAATAAAATTGACACGAAGACTACACCATATTCTGGTTCAAGCGCATCTTCTCCACCAAAGGATTGTATGTCTGATATAAATGAGGAATAGTTTTTGAGTATCAATGAAGAGTAATCCGAGGCAGTTACCATCCTGTTCTGTGAAGCATATTGGAAAGGTGCGTTCTTACGAATACTTTCTATAGTCTCTCTCGTGTCTCCCCCAACAGATACTATTTCAGTAGAAACAGTTACGGGATAATTAATGCCATTAACTGTAACAGAATTTTGTGAGGAAAAGGTCTTGGCATTATTTGCTAGTACACCAGCAACACTAAGATACTCAACCTCAATTCTTCCACCTAAAGTAGGAGCTTTCCCTAGAGTTACACCATTACCAAAAGATAATTCGAATAAACCGTTCGGAGCTTCTTTCAGTATATAAAGCGTGGAGTTTTCATTAATAACTGTTGCGTTAATAATGTTTGAATATGTAGTAAAAGTTGAAGTAGAAGTATTTTCAAAAACTTTTACAACTACTGTTGAAAGGTCTAATGTTTTATCTGGTATAACATATATAGGATTATCTTTTGATTCTAATGTTATGAACCGCTTACTTCTAAGTGTTCCTTCTGATATTTTTATATCTTTACTTCCAGATAAATCTTTAAAAATATAAATTCCGCTATTATCTTCATCATCTGTTGCTATTAAAGATTCCCTAGTTTGAAATACATAGTTTATTTCATCAATTGACGTATTAAATTTAAAGTTTTCGTTTATTCTAATAGTTGAAGGTCTTCCTGAAACGCCACTTAAATTTATAGAAAGGTTTACAATAGCTTGTGACGCACTTCTTGAATTAGGAATATAACCAATACCTTCTGCCAGAGATACGATTGAACTTCTAAGTTGAGCAGTACTAAGGAATGATTCATTTAACGCAAAGTTTGCGGTAAGAGCATTAAAGTGTGTATTATAAGCCAGAACATCTAGTATACTTGATATACCAGATGCTTCAAAATTAAAGTCCGTAAACTTCCCAGAGTTTTTTAAGGATGTTTTTAGATTATTCTTTATAGAATTAAAATCTAATGCGGTTGATGTTATTGCTGTCGTCATTTATCTTAACCTTGCTAGATTTGTAGTAACTTGAAATACTTGAGGAGAGTTTATAATTTTGAAAGTAACAGTAACGTCTACAGTATTTTTATAATCTTCTAAATTATAAACTTCTATATTCATTATTCTAGCTCTCGGTTCACTCCTACGAATTGCTGATGCGAGATGTCTTTTTATATAAAAATCTGCCGTATCACTCATTAACTCAAATAAGAACCTTCTTATATCAGCTCCAAATTCTGGCCGAAAAGGTTTTTCAAGTCTGTTAGTCATAAGTAAATTTTTAATCGATTGTTTTACTGCTGCAGCATTCGTTTTAGAATAGAAATCTCCGCTCGTAGGTTTAACCGCAAGCGTCAAATCTATATCTTTATAATCACGCTTTCTTGATATAGGAACTGAGTTGGTTCCTAAGTCTGCGTCCTCTTGTGCGAATGCTCTTCTTGTCATAGTTCTATTTATACGTTTTTGATAGTGTTATTTAATTTTATTTATTTTATCCTGTAAATTCTGTAAATGCGTTATCCGCCATTAACTCATTATTAAAATAAGTGTTTACCTCTTTTAAGAAATTTGCTTCATATTCCGAAGTCAAAAAAGGCATTAATAGTCCAATCTGCGCACTAAAACTTCCGTCCGGATTATAGTTATCATAATCTAATTTTATTTCATCGTATTCTATATGGTCTTTCCAGAACACAGCAACATCAAACGTTTTTTCAAAATCAATCTCTCCGTTTGTTCCTATGACTTGATAATACACAAGTCTACCGATTGCCTTTTGAGTCATAATTTCACTTTCTGCATCTACCGCTTGTTTCTTATAGACACCTTCGCTTACAATAACGCGAACGTCATTAAATCTTTGAGTGTTATTATTTATTACGGATAAGGCATTAGCGTGTAGTGTAAGGTTTCTTGCGAGCTTTCTTCTTAAGTCTTGTGTCGGCATATGACTAAGGTCAGTTTTATCAGAATATGAACCCAAAAACTTTGCCATAGTTATTCCACGACCAAGTTTAGTTCTCGAAGAAATGTAAGACTGTAAGTCTGGGTTATATTGTAATTCGGGTTGTACTATCATTTTCTAAATCTTTTTCCTCTATTATCTAATGAATTTCCTATAGGAGTAAAACCATATTTCGAAGAAGTTTCTTTATTAACAACTCTTCCTGTAAGTTTTGGCGGAATAGGAGGATGTATTAATGCGTTAGGGTTTATTAAAGGATTCCTTTTTTGAACAGCAAGAAGTTTTGCGAGTTTAGAAGGTTTAATACCTACTGTTCCACCACCCAAATCTCTGCTCTCAAATCTTGTACTTGGATTTCTAAATGCCGACCTAACTTCAGCAGGAGTTGGTTCTCTTTCGAAAACGCCTTCATAAAATTCTTTACCTTTCATATCATCTCTTATAAAATCTCCTTCGTCCATAAGAACTTCTACTATAGGTTTACCCAATTTAACATAAGTGTTCATATCTGAATCACTAAGGAGACCTAATGCTACATTAAATATCTCATTAGTCTCTACTGGGTCATGACCTGCTTCTGCTTCCAGACTGAAATTTGAGACTAAATCCTTTATTTTTAAAACACTCATATTTCCTGGTTTACCAACAGGAATTGGTGAAGCTACAAAACTTGAATGAAATGCTGTAATAGATTTATTTGCGTTATCTGCCATTTGAGCTTTCTGCGCAATACCATAAAGGTCTCCATGAAATATTGCGGTCTCAAAATCATCGCTGGTTGACCCTTGAATATTTAAATAGTTATCACTATCACCAACAGTAACACTATCAATTGCGCCATCACTATCAAACGTATAGAATTGACTTTGACCTGCAGAATATTTAAGTTCTGGTTTACTTTTTGATTTACGAGCGCCAGAATATGTTCGTCCCGTAAATCTCATTTCTTGCCCCCCAATTACTCCGCGTGTACCTTTTAATACCAAAGCTTCTGGTGCATTAGCGATTATATTTTTAGAAGAAATGTCAAACTTATTATCTGAGTGGAGAAACATATTACTTCCAGAACCTACTTGTAAACTACCCTGAGAAGCAATTCTAGTTGATTGTTTAGTGGAGACTCTTAGGTTTGATAAATTAACATCAACTTTATTTCCTCTCGTTATAATTGTATTCGTTCCGTGTACACTTTCTTTTTTAGTTCCCACAACAGTATCAACAGAGTTACCTTTTATATTTTTAGTTGCATTACCTCCTGTTTTAACATTATAGTTGCCTCCAACTTCTACGTTATAGTCACCACTTACTTTAAGATTAAGGTTTCCGTTGTATACAAGATTACCATGACCTTCAATGATTACGGTTTGGTCTCCTCCTGTTACTTCAACCTTATTATTTAACGCGGATATTACAACCGTACCATCAGCACGTAACTCTACACCAGAACCTTTACGATGTTTAATAAGGACTCTTTCGCCACCCGGAGTGTCGTCCATCTCAATAACATGCCCACTAGGTGTTTCGTCTACTTGATTGAACGGATACTGAGAAGGCATCTGTTCTGGTATACCTAATGGTACACCAATCTCACCACCACCTGTATAAAGTTTGTTTACTTTAGTACCAAGCGCTGCTTTGTTAACTGAAGAACCAAAGTTATATTCTCTTTTAGGGTATTCTCCTGAAGGAGATTGCATTCCGTCTGTAGGAACACCAACAGTAAGCTCTACGCCTAAGCCCAGTTTATCAACTCTTGCCTTATGGTTATCTTTTTTTGTAGTCATATATTTCTCTAGATTGTATACTCTTATTTTAATATTTAGTAGATATATTCATGTTTAATTTCACCATCATTTTATGCTCTGGCGTAGATTTATTTTTACTTGGGTAGTCTTTATAGAAAAATCCTCTATCAGGGTCTTTCTTATCCATATGAATAAATGTAGAACTAATACCAATTTGCGTGAACCCTCTTTGCTTGGCGAGTTTTACTAATTGAGCAACCTTATCTCTATTGTTTTCAAACCCCCTTATTCCAACATCAACAGCAAGGCCATACATGTGCGGACTACCGTTACTTAATCCTGGAGTATTAGATTCTGGCCCTCTATCTTCTGTTAAACTTTTTTTACGCGCTTCTGTAACCGATTCATTTTCTGACAATAATCTTCTTGGTGCACCTTTAGCTCTAACATTTTGGTGTGGGTCACGATATCCAGAATTAACAAATAAGTTTTCAGAGATTGTATTCGCAAAATACTGTATATCTTCAGCGATATTAGACCCTGCTTTAAATTCGTTCCAGTCAACGGGTTTATTATCTTTACTTTGTTGAGGTCTATAGTAAACTTTGTATTTTTCACTTTCTTTATATATTACTGATTTTTTCTTAATATCGTCAAGAACTTTTTTAGTCGTAACGTTAATATTATCATTAACCTTACCTTCATCTGATTCTATTTCAGCATCTATATCTTCTTCAACAACTTCTTCGTTTTCTGTTGGTGGGTTTAAATCTTCGAAATCTTCGGATTCATTGTCATCAATATCAACAAGAATATCTGTATTTACTTTTCCAAATAAGGATAATATATAGTCTTGAACATCAAAGTATGGGTCAAGTTCTGAATTATCTAAATCATTATGCCCATAAACGCTTCCTCCTGGAAAATTATGATAATATACTGTAAGGAATTGTTCTAATGTATTGTATTGAACGCGAGTAAACGAACTACTTGATGTTTGAAATGGCTGTTCTGTTGTTGGGGAATCTATACCGCCAACCATAACAATACCAATAGAATTTTTATCAATACCTTCATCTCCTGTATGTTTACCAGACTCTTCTATACTAAGACCCCTTTGTAGTCTACCGTCACGTCTTATAACATAATGATATTGTATTCCTTCATCACCTAACTTATTGTGTATATCATTTATTTCTTCTGCTCCAAAGTTTGAATTGGTAAAACTTTCTGTAGCATGAATAACGATTTTACTGACAGGTCTTGAACCTTTTGGGGCAAGTCTACCTGACATTTCAAGTTCAAGTTCTTCTACTGATGAAACAAAAGTAAAGGGAACTGATAAGTCTTGTATGTATGTCGCTTCAGTATCACCTAATACATTTGACGCAATAACACTTTCTAAATTATTATGGAAATCAGATATCAATGTCATTTCTTTAACGACATTATCAATTTCATTCTGCGCCTTTTCTTTATCCGCAGCAGAAGCTTCTGATTCTGCTATGCCTTTGATCATATCCTCTATAGTTTCTGCTTCTTTTAACTTATCTCCTAAGACAGCATAAGTAGTAATAGCAACAGGAACATTATCTTGAAGAAGATTTTTCGCAGCACCCTCAACATCACCGTTTATCATTTGAACGGTATAAGCACCTATATTTTCCTGAGAAATAAGACCTCTGAAAGTGTGGTTAATATCAGAAGCCATGCCACTAGCTACATCTTGTATGTAACCTTTTAAAGTCGCCTTAAACTCACCAGCTAATGTTTTGTTTTTTGTTACTTGCTCAATAGTTGAACCTACTACACCTTCTGGAGCATTTATGTTAGGAAGGGTAACAGTTTTAAACTCTGGAAAAATCTTATCAAACTGTATAAAATCGAAAACGTCGTCAAAAATGTCTCCTACAACACCAGCTGCTCTTCCAGGAAGTTCTTCAAAAAACTTTAGAGTTTTTCCGATTGGGCCTTTTTTAATCCAAGCAGAAAACTTATCAATACCTGTAGCATCACCGATATCATCTACAAATTCATTAATTGCTTTCGTA